ACAGAACCAACTTTATATGGATTTATATTTGATGGAAAGTTTTCTTCATCTAAAAATCTAGCTAATGTACGTCTGCGAATAACTTTTGCACCTGACAGATCAGAAAAAGGTGTTGTTTGATTTACTAATAAAAGAATAGATGTAATTGATCCAAGCAGATTAGAAAAAGCTAACGTAGGTCTTGGAAGTTTGCCTTCCCCAGAATATTTAAACCCTTTTGCCTCACAAGGCATCCTAGTATATGTATTTGATTGCCATACTATATCCAAACTATCTTTCATGTTATTTCCAGCATGAAAAAGGTAAACAGTGGGTTCTGTAATTGTTGAATTTACATTAAAAGAAACATCACCACTTGTGGACTGTGAAGCTGTTGCTGTGACTGTAAATGTATTTGCATCTGGAACTGTTTGAATAGTATAAATTCCATCAGTAGCGTTACCAGATGTAAAATCAAGACTTAAAATTAAACCAGTTGAAAAACCATGACTGTTTAAAGTGATCGTTATGGTAGTGCCACTTTGAGAATATGTAGCTGTCTTTGCAACCTTTGTATAATGAACATCAGCTTTTAATTCAACAGAAAATAATTCAATGATTGATTTATTTGTTAATTGTTGAAGTTCTGTTGTTGGATTTCCCATTATGGTTCAAATACTTCTCTAAATGTTGTTGTGATGATAGCCCTGTTGTTGTATGGAATTTGTTTTGACCAAGAATCACATACAAACTGTCCAGCACCAGAAAGAGTTATTGAAACATTTCCTGAGTTTGTTGCACTAGCAGCAGCCGTAACAGTAAAAGCATCATCACTGGTCACAGAGGCAACAGCAAAAGTGCCATCAGTTGCAGAACCCGAAGTATAGTCAATGGTCAGAATATCACCTATCGCAACTCCATGTGAGGTGATACTAATATTCACAGTTGTTCCGCTTTGCGAATAAGTACCTGTTTTTGTAAAACCTTCGGCTGGTGGAGTAAAAGTAAAGCTTGCTTGGTCATTTACCCTGCTTCTTAAAAAGGCTTCTATA